AGAATCCACTGAATCGATTCCATCCTTTTTGAAGCAGGCTTATAAGGACCGTCCAGCTGTCGGCAATGAAGTGGGTGGTTTCAAGCCATCCGGTTTGCAATCCAGCCCAAGCGTCGGTCATAAGACCTGCGACGCTATAGACCGCACTTTGGAAGATTCCAATGAAGAACCCTTTGAAGTCGAGCCACTTCGACTCCAAAAACGCGACCCCGCGTTGCCATTCCATTTTCAAAGTGAGCCATAGGATCTTGCCAGCAAGCGCGATGTCACCGGCAGCCAGCGCATCGCCGATCCCCTGCCACGCACCAAGTGCCGTGTCTTTAAGTTCATTGAATCTCGCGCCCAGCCACTGCATCGCCTGCGAGCCAGCACCACTTGCATAGACGAAGTACCCGACCAACGCTGCAAGACCAGCGATGGTCAGACCAATCGGGGACATCAGTGCCGCGATCGCGGTCCCCAGGAATGCAAACACGGTGCCAACACCGGTAAGAACGGTGGCTGCCGCACCAAGCACCGTTCCGATCCCAGCGACTGCGGTCCCCAGGGCTACAATCGCTGCTCCCCCGGCTGCGATGGCCATGCCGATCTTAAATACTGTGACGATCAGTTCTTTGTTGTTTCTGATCCAGTCGCTGATGCTGACCACGATTCGCACAGTCGAGTCAATCATCGCTGAGAGGACCGGCTCTAAAGCCGAACCGATCGTAAAGACTGTCTTCTTGAGGACTTTCCAAAGAACATCGATGCGATCGCCAAAGGCCTCGGCCGCTTGGGCATCTTCGGTGGCCATAGTTAGCCCCAGATCTCGTGCCTGTTGCTGGAGTTCCTCGATTCCTTTCGCACCGCTCGATAGCATTGGCAACAGCTGGGTGCCTGATTTGCCAAAGATCGCCATCGCGGTTGCGGTCTTGAGCGTAGGATCGGTGATCTGCGACATCCGATCCGCAATCGCTTTAAACTGTTCGTCGGGGGAGAGTTTGGAAAGCTGCGCGACGCTCAGTCCCAGGGATGCGAGCGTTTCTTGGGCCGACTGCGATCCGGAAGCCGCTTCGAAGAGCATTTTCTGCATCTTCTTGAGCGATCCTTCGAGCGTCCCAAGATCAGCACCGGATTGCTCGGCCGCAAATCCCAGTTCCGAAAGAGCCTCTACCGACACACCTGTCCGCTGACTCATGTCGACCATATCGCTTCCCATGTCAGCAAAGACCTTGGCAGCTCCTGCCAATGGAGCGACGACGCCAGCCCCAAGCATCGCCATCTTGGTCCCGATCCCTTGGAGGCCTTTTCCAAAGGCATCGAGCCGCTTCGAGGCGTCATTGAGTCCCTTCACCAGACGAGAATCTTTGGTGAAGAGCTCGACGTAGGCTGAACCGGCTTTGATACTCGAACTTGATGCCATCGTTACTGTTTCTCTTGCATCCGATCAATGAACACGTGCTTGAGGGCTTCGATCCCAACCATCGTGCGAGGTTGAATCCGTTTCTTCGCGTGCGGGTTGAAATCCGACGGGTGGTAGATCTTCGAACGTTTGGCATCGCGATGGATGTTGGCGAGCATTGCCAGAACTGAGGAAGTGTGAGACCACAGCATCTGGCTTCGAGCTTCGCCCATCGCGATTAGCTCTCGGAGGCTGAATGGTCCGGGGTCGATCCCGAGGACTCCGGCCAAGTGCCAGACGAGCTGATCCACTTCTTCGCTTCGGTTTCCGGGTCGATCGAATCGAGGATCTTCTCCGCGTGGCTGAGCACCTTGTCCCTGACGGTCTTGCCCGCTTCGATCGCCTTGCGAAGGCTCGCCCTGGCGCGGGCATCTGGGAAAAAATCGATCAGTTCCTCGACGAATGCATCGGCAGCTTGGGTGATCGCATCCCCTGCCAATGCTCGCCCAAAGTCCTCATCGCTGATCGATTGCTTGTCGGCCTGATCCTTGCACAAGCAATACAGCACATCGGCCAAAGTGACTGGATCGGAGACGAGTTTCGAGAGCGACTTGAATCCGTCGTCGACCAAAGCGTAAAGATCGATGCCGAGTAGACCACGGATCCGTTTGACGGCCGCTACGTTGATCGCGATTTCCCAGGTGCGTCGGGAGTTATCCACAAAACTATGCATTTTCTAAATGCCTTCCGAAAGCTAGAGAAACGAAACGGGATTAGGCAACCGTCATCCAGCTAGGTGGATTGGCCGAGTAGGTTGGCTTGGCAGTGACCGAAACGGTGATCGCTTCTTCGAGGGCTTCGTTGCGAGAGAAGCTAGCGATGCGGAATGTGGCTCGCAGGCCTTGGGATCCGCTACTACCTGCTCCGGTGATCAGCCCGTCCATCACGGCGAATTCCACCGTGCTGTTATTCAGGAATGCATCGCGCACAGCGCCGAAGTCCAAATCAGCCGTATCCCAAACCATCTCGAATTCAAGTGATGCGTCCTTGAGGGTGCCGACGGTAGCTCGCCAGCCGTTATTTCCGCGGGTCGAAACATCGGCTTCTCCTGTTTCCAGGTTCAGCGTCAAATCTCGAACGTTACCGACGAGGTCCCAAGTGGGAGCGATGTACGTCCCGGCGTTGCGGTAAAGCTTTGCATCAAGTCCAAGTTTGGCTGGCATATTTGTTACTCCTTAACGAACGCTGTTAGCCCACATTGGGGGTAATCGATCTTTGACTTTGTCGAGCGCTGGACCCATGAAGGGTCGCTTGGGGTATTGTTCCTTCCGAAACCTACCTCCGAATTCATGTGCTTTGCCTGCAGTTCCGACGACCGATATGTCCGGTCCGATGGTTGCGATCCCCCGCTGCTTGTCGATCGCATAGACGATCGCGCGCTTGAGCTGTCCCCGGCGAGTATTCGGAGGCGACCCTGGCATCGAAGCCGTCTGCCGACGTTTGATGGAGCGGCGAGCGACCAAGCGAATCGAGGCAGCAGCGTGGCCAAGGCTCTTGAAATTGCCTTGCTGTGCCTTGCTCTTGACTTTGTCGAACGACTTTTTGGTGGTGACTTTGACTGCGATCATGGTTGTCCTTAAGGTGCGGTGAATCCTTGTGCATTGACGTAGACCGCAGCACCAGTGGTGATGCACGCAAAGTTAAGAGCCGTGTTGGCCGTGGTCCTTAATGGATTCTCAAAAATGATCTCAGCCATTGGAGCGTTAGCACTCAGGTGGCCTCGCCAGATGATCGTTGCTCCGTCTTTGAGGACGACTTCCGTTGCGACTGCCGAGTTGTTCGAGAGTTGCATCGAGCAGATGTAGCGACGCAGACCTGCACCGGCTGCCACTGACAAAACCACATCGGTCGTATTGATCACACCCCCAGCAGCGGATGCAAACGACCATTCAAGTTCTGGAATCTGCCATGGACGCGTTACGAGCACCCCTTGCAATGTCGAAACCAGGTCGGCCACATCGCCCGAGGCGACGCTCGCATAGGCTGCTGTTTGTGCTCGACCTGCCACACGCACTGGATTGCCGGCAACCACAGCATCGTGAGCCGCTTGGCCAGCGACGTTGGCTGTTACGGTTCCGATGTTGGTCGTGGTTGCAGTTGCTCCGGTGAGGATCACTCCTAAGCTTTGTCCAATGACGGTTTGGCCTCGGCCAGCGGTGATTTCAGCCGTAAGTTCTGCATAATCCTGGCAATTGATGAACTGGGACTGGAAGGAAATCGCTGCGGGTGCAGCTGCAAGAGCGATCTGTCCAGATCCAATGACATAGGCACCAAAGAAGACCGTTCCGGTTAGATCAATCGTGTTAGCGTCGATGACCGTAGCCGAGTAATTACCACGCAGGACCGATCCGTTGTTCGTGACACCGTTAAGGTATTCGACCCAGATCGTTGGGGTTCCGGTGTAACCGTGAGCAGTGGAGGTCAGTCGAATGACATTGCCAGGACCAGCAACTGCGTTGGATACCGGCCTGAACGCTTGGTGGTTCATCGACCGGATGCGGATCTTGTAAACTGCGGTCGGATCGGGGATCTGCTGGTGTCTAACGTAGGAATTCGATCGGCCTCCGGTCGAATCCATCACGCGCGAGTGGAAATAGCACTCGTCTGAAAACGGTTCGAGTTCGAGAATCGAATAGGTAGCTGTAGACAGGATGGCGGAGGCTGCCGATGCAATGGGAACCAATCCGCCATTTTGGACGCTGTAGACCATATTGGTCACAGTCGTGTTGGCAGCACCCCCGATGTCCATGCTAAGACTGTGCTTGCCATCGGGAATCCCGGTGACCGGGTCGACCGATACGGCTTCAATAATGTGGTGGTTGTTGGCTTGCCGAGTACCCCCTGATTGCACCGCGATCATAGCTCTAAATGGAATCGTGAACGTTTCCTTCGAAAGCAGCTCTGCGAAACCTCCGGCCGTTATCCCTGAGTTGATCGTTAGAACACCACCAGAGACGCTCGCAGTTGAGCCCAAGCCGCTGGTCAGTTCCCAAAGATCGGTGAGTGTCCGAGTCCACGAGTCCCTGAACTTCTTCTGGATCGACTTCACCTTGAACATATCGTCGCTATCGTCCAGACCCGGGATGTCGCGAGTGACACCTCGAGAGCTGGTAAACTGCAACCGATAAGGTCCAACATCACCTGTGGTCATCGGTTATCTCCAGAGACGATAGGTTAGGGTTACGACGCTTGTGAATTGCATCATGGTTTCCAGATGGTCTGGCGCGTAAATCTGGCTGTTCTCGACGCTGATGAACCGAGCACCTGGGTAACTTGCCAGTGGATTTGCTCGGAAATAGTCACTGATCTGTTCAACCAAGAGGATCAGGGCATCGATGGTTGCGATCTCGTTTTTGGTTTTCTTTTGGATCCCGACATCGATCTGGTAATCGAAGTTGTCTCTGGTGCGATCTAGCGAGGAAGTGCTAAGCCCTTTGGGTACGACCGATACCTTCAAATCCGACATTGACTTTAGGTCGTAGATGGGCAAATACAGCCGCTGAGCGGTAAATGGCTGGCTGAAGCTATTGCCGTTTAGCTCTGCGGTGATTGCATCTGCGATCGCGACGATATTTGCGGGCATCAGGCGATTCCGATTTCCTTGGTGTGGATTCGATACAGGCTGCGATGAGGATCCGA